AGGCGACCAGACCTTCCATATGCCTCTTGCGCTGCTTGAGTCTGAAGCGCAGACAAGCCGCCATATTGCTCCATTGCTTTTTGGGCAATCGGTGTAGCAGTATCTTGATATCCAGCCTGCATTTGACGAGCTTGCTCAGCAAGTCCACCCGCCGCCTCAACCTCACGGGCTTGTTCTGGAGAAAGCGATTGGAGCAGCCCACGAACTGTTCCTACATTGCGCCCCATGCCAGCAAACTCAAGAGAGCGAGCGAGATCCATCTGCTCTTGATTGAGGCGAGTGAACTGAGGGCGGTACTGCTGTTCAAACGCAAGAATGCTTGGTAGCGATTGCTGATAAGCAGTCAATCCAGCACGAATGTCAGCACCGTAATCAACCTTTGGTGGGGCTACTGCTTTTGGTTTCTTTCCCATATGCGTGTTATTTAAGTTTGTTGTAAAATTCGTGCATGTCGTAGCACCTTATCCTATGGGAGTTCTTAAAGTCCCGTTGAAATGAAATGTATTGGAAGTCGGCCACAAACTTGCGTAGTGCCTTTTCCATATTTCCCGTGCAGATTGTGACAAACAATGTGTCAGAATGTTCAAACAAGCATGGTGTTTCTGGTGACTCAGAATCAGAGAAGTAGCACATGGAGAAAGAATCGTGATCACAAACAACAATGCCATGACACAAGTGCCATGTGAGAAGTTGTTGGAAGTCAATATCATTTTCTTCATAAATTGCTATTGCTTTAGCTAGGTGCCTGTTCATTCATACATGATGTTCACCGATCCTGCGTCGAAGGTGTCGGTGCCGTCGACGGTGGTAATGCGGAGGCGGTCGAGGGTTTCGGACAAAGTTTTGGTGCCACCTCCAGACAGCGAATAGGCTTGGTCAGCGTAACCCGCAGAAATTGCATAGATCCACACGTTTCCCGATATATTTAATAGCGTTGCAACTCCAGATGTTGCTGTGACGGCACCGACACCTAAGTTAAATAAAAAGCCCGAAGAAAATGCGGCTGCGTTCGACGTAGCGCCAGAGAAACCGATAGATCCTGCATAACCTGAATTTTCAATACCCCCAGAATCGCCAAGCTGTATCATTGGGTTTGATGAACCGTTTCCGCTAATTCCATTAAGCATCACCGTAATCCGCTTTACCCAAGACGGAATGCCGGTGAAGTCTATGCTGGTTCCACTGGTGGTGTTTTGCGCAATTGCAGATGTAAGTGGTTGGCTTAATTTTACTGGAGTTACACTAGAATCCGCAATCTTTGCTGTAGTTACATTGGAGTCAGCGATCTTTGCTGTAGTTACATTGGAGTCAGCGATCTTCGCTGTAACAACAGAATTTGACGCAAGCTCATTAGAGGTAATTCCACCAGCAGATACGGCAAGTTTACCCGGAGACACAACCTGCAAGGTGGTTCCTTGGATTGCGTCACCAGTAAATGTCGTTTCATCAATGATGTTATTCATCTTAGCACTGGTAATTGTGTCAGTGCTTGTAAATGTGTAGGTTGTATTTACAACTCCCATATTATTTTTGTGATAGAATTTGTCTGTTGGTGATGGAACCCGCCACTTGAATAGAGTGGATCTTAGGTGAACCAATAGTCCTTGTCAATGTGATAGTCCCAGTATAGCCACGCTGACCACCAAGTCTGCATCGGATGCTTGCGGTTTCAGCCTCGCCAGCGGTGCTGGGTAATAGAATCTGACCACCAAGGAATGTGGTGGTGGTTCCTATGCTTTCTGCTGAGTCTGGGTCTTCGGTGGCAAACGCAATGTCATACTCGCCAGTTTCCCCAGACAAGTTCTGCATCTGAACCTGTGCGTCTGTAAACCTCTTGCGTTCAAGGGTCTTGAAGTCGTACCCACGGCTAGTCACATACGAATTAATCGTGGGGGTGACCACATCTGTGCTTTCATTCGTGACGCTCAAGCGGTCTGTAGATGAGTCTGCAGCGTCAATTTGGTGTAAGCCGCCATTGGAGCTAACGGCATACAAGTTATTCCGAACCCCAGCACTTGCCGTGATGAAGTTCTTGATCAAAAACCTAGAATCTCCATAGGTATCAAGCGACTCCCAACCCTTGTTCAAGAAGTTGTAGATCAGAACCGCGTTATTTCCACGGGCATCATTTCCTCCAGCTACAGAATCCAACGGGACTGCGATGTAATAGCGGTTGTTGAAGTAAACCGCTACCGATTCACCTGCAAGATTCTTGTTAATGCGGTCAATATACGGCTGGATGTTCTTGGAAAGCGGTTCTTCTGTGCCACGAAGGTTGTAATCGTTAAGGAAGGTAAGCCCGTAAATGCCCTCGTCGGCCAAGAATAGCATGTTGTTAGCCTGCATAACCACGGACTTGCGAGCCAAACACCCAACCTCACCAGTAAGCTCCTTTACTACGGTGTCAGACAGGCTTCCTTGGGTCTGGGCCACAAGGTGGATGCTATTGCGGTTCAATACCACCAAAGAATCGTCGTAGAACCCGTGCATTGCCACCACATAGTCGGCAGTACCACCCGTGATTCGGAATTGATTTTCGATCTGGTCAAAGGTCGTAGTGTCTAGTAGGTCAGAAACCGCAATCTCGTCGGAAATTTTCCTGCTGGTGTAGACTGGTGCGCTAAAAGTTCCAGATTGGGAGTAGTAGAACGGAACGAACAACCTGCGCTGGAAGTAGGTGGCCCAAGGCGCACCGGGTTGGTGCATAAACCCACCGCCTTCTGTGAACCTACCGCCAAACTCAACCTGACCAGTGCTTCCGCTAGCCGATATGTTGGCGACTGGCGCAAGGAACTGGATGTTTGTTGTGCTCGCTGATGTTACTTGAAATTGTTTGCCAACAATCGCGGTGAACTCTGGAATGGTTGTCTCGTAAATTACAACTACATCACCAGCAAAAATTGTTAAGTTGCCAGTAATCGTCAAGGAAACCAAGCCGCTCGATACCGTAACATTGTTTCCACTAGAAACAAATGTTTGTGGCTGGGTGTAAGCACCACCGGGGGACAGGGTAAACCCATCAGTCATGGTGGCTACCGTGGTTACAAATGTGGTGCTAGTGGAAATCCCAGATGCCACAAATGTAAATGAGTCTTGGTCGACAATTGTTGCTACCGTGAATGTCCCATTTGGAGGAGTGCCACCAGTAAGCCCAGCGATAACCACGGATGCGCCAACAGTTAGACCATGTTCACGAACCTTCATTGTCACCACGGTATTTGGACTGGCGGTCGCGTTGGAGGACGCAGAAAGAATAGCCCTGCCATTAGGATACCACTCAAGAGCTTGTTGCCCATCCCGCATGATCATCACCTTGTCGAAGCACTGCAACATATCGCAGTTGCTCCCAACGGTGGCTCCCACGGGATACGGGATAGTCGTTGCCGTGTAGGGTGTCGTAGAAAGGTCGATCTTCTTCGCTAGAGTCTCCAGCGCAACGATGATGTATTCCTTGTTGGACTCGTTAGGGTCAGAGAACATGCAAGATGCCAACACATCGCTAGCAGCGGCATCGTTGATGTCGATCTGGGTAATCCTTGGAGTTGCTCCTAGTGCCACAGCAGTCACGCCAGTAACAGGAAAGGTCAACGTGTTCACGGTAGCCGCAGTCACAGCCTTGACCCCATTGTTATCCGTGCCAGTAAAGGTAATGCCGCTAACCGTGAGATTCCCAGCCACCCCAATGGCCAAACCATGTCCAGCCACGGTGATAGTTACTACATCAGCGGAATATGACACAGCGGTGATAGCCAAGTAGAATGGGCTTGGAAGGATGTGGAACGGAAGGTTCAACGGAGTGCCTCCAGTAGTCAGCACAGGGCTAACTGACACCACGCTCTTGCGCGGCCTCCAAAAACCCTCCATGCGTCCGTTAAGGCTCTCCCTCACCTCACCCGGTTCCAACTGGTTCAGCTGCATTCTCTGGTTTACACCAAAGAATCCACGGTCGTTATCGCTGCCGATAGCGTCATCTAACCCACCAGTGGATCGGAACTGCGACATTATGCGCGGTAACCAATAACAACACCAGATGTCACGGTAAAGCTGTTGATCGTACCACCAAGGCCGAACCCAGCAGGGATCGTAATGGTAATCAACTTGGAACCAGAATCCGTAAGGTTAGGCGCAGAGATTGCACTCAACACCGTGTCGTTTACAAACTGAACCCAACGGAACGGGCCTACAGCACTGTTACCAGCGTTGTACACTTGTCCACCGCCTTGACCTTGCAGATCGTATGAATCGCCTCTAGGCATAAAATAAATAAGTTATCAAGCACAAGTCCATCTCGCGCTCACACAACCAATTACCACAATCCCACACATAATGTCAACCATAAACACAAATGTTACCTATCTGGCACATTTAAGCACAATACACTAGACCTATCCACAAATAACACCGAACGGGAACTGCCCCATTGTAACAATTTTTGTGGGGTTGGTTTATGGATGGCAATAACAAAAAACTTTCGCCGGTCGACCCCCTCCCCCCGTCATACCTTAGCGTGGCGCTAATGATTTGTCCTGGTGTTCAAGCGAACAGTGTTCATGCGTGCAATGCCGGCAATGTAAACGATCGTTTGGATGTGATGCTTGAATCATGCGATTGGTTTGTGGATTGGCTCGCCGGAATACCTTACCAACTTACTAATGTTACCTGGCGAATGGAATGGCTCGTGCTTGTGGTATGTGTCACCATTGCCAACAAAATCTTTCTTGTTGACAACATCCGCGAATGTCTTTACCCTACGCTCCACGAGCGTAAAACCTTACTCCCAAGCCATCACGCCATAGCGGGATGTGCGAAGGGCATTCAAACTTTGTTATAAGTTCATCAAGCCTCGACCATGTCTCAAGCGCGGTTATTGCTTTTCTTGAATAGGTGAACGGGTTTCAGACGCTATCCATGTTCCCTTGCTTCTGCTTCTCTCTCCACTTTACTTCATCACCCTACCTTATAGGGAATGACTAGACGCTCTGAAGCTTGGCTCCCTAGTGGTTTGGTTGTCCTAGTGGTTGAAAGTTTCCTTGTGGCCATGATATTTGTTCTTCGCTTGTGATTGCGGGAAATGCTTTGTTTTAAAGGGTTTTGGAGCTTGTCAATAATATTTGATAAAAAAAGTTTCAAAGTTATTTCCTTTTTTGCTGGCAATCCTTTCCCGTTATGCGATTGTCTCACCAGTTGCGAGCGCAACGCTAAACAATAACCAACGATACAATGAAAACGAAATTAGACTTACCAAGAGAGATTGAAATCCCAACCGCCGACTTATGGCTTTCCACGGGGGCCATCACGATCACGGAAATCGGTGAAGAAAACACCTATTACGCAAACGAGTTTGGGCATCTGTTTTTCTGCAAAAACTATCCAAACCGCGATTGCCAAGCTCAAATTTACATCTAACCAAACCAAACCAAACCACGATGAACCGAGAACAATACACAAAGGCAATGCAAGTCTCCCGTGCTTGCGCACTTTATAACATTTACACCTCGCCAAGCTCCTTGCGGACCGACAAGGAAAGCGCGCGCAATAGGAAAGCGGCTCGCAATGTTCGCGCATGGCTTCACATGAAAGCATGCATCGGACGGGTGACGGGAGACTATTGGGAAAGCGAAAGCGGGCGCATGATTTCAAACCACTAACCAAACCAAACCATGCAAGCGAGATTAACATTTCCTAGCCGTCAGATGGCGCAACAATTCGCAACCGACTGGGGGCGACACACACTCACTGGTCATTCATTAGGTGCAACAAAGCCAGGCGGGGAGACGAATGTCGACCTTTACGGCGTAAATGGTGAGTTGCGCGAATGGATAAATTCAAAGGTTCGGGAAATAAACGCAACACTGGGAAAGGGGGAGGCATGATCCGCGAAATATTCCTCACCCTTGCCTTGCTTGCCTTGTTGGGCTTTGCCGTTGCCGTCACGAGCGGGACCTTCGGCGGTCCTAGTGACATCGAGATGAGAGCCCGCGCAAGTGAACCTTTGAACCTTGAACCTTGAACCTTGAACCATAGAAAATAAAGCAATGACGAATGACGAAATAAAAAAGCTATTGATGCGCTTCAATGACCTTTGCTTGGCAATGAAGCATCGGCCATTGACCGAGCATGAGGAA